ATCATATTTCATTTGAAAGTATAATTCATAAAATGAGGTATCAATTTTCGATTCTGTAAAAACAAGGATTTCACGGTTGAATTTATCTTTACCTAAAACCTTTATATCTTCCAATAATTCTTTGGAACTTCCCCAATAGTCCTTCCAATCAGTTTCTTTGATAACTCGTTTAAACGTTTTACGTTTATTTTCAGGTAGAAGTTTTTCTTTCTTAGTTAATCGAACCTTGCGGTTGCTGTTTAACATCTTCCTTCCTACATAAATTTTTCCGTCACTTAATCGGGTAATTAAGTAAATAAACCCGATAGTGTTTTCAGGTATTTGTACTTCCTCATTTTTATATAACCAATTCATTTTTCAAATTCAACCTTATAGCCATTTTGTTCAAACCATTTTTTTATTTCTAAAATTTTTCCATGACCATCTGTTAAAAAGTCATTCACGTTTCCAAACAAATCTGTTATAGAATCTTCTCCCCTTACAAACAATTTTTCAGGTTTTTGGAAAACTTTATTAATAAACCGTTTTGTTATAATGACATTAGTGACGTATTTGCTAAAATTTTTGAATCCAACGTCTTGTTCTAACTTTTTACCATACCAAACTTCTTCTTGTTCATCACCAAAATTAATTCTATCCTCTTCTTCGTATTCGCCCGCATCTTTATCGTAAGTATCGTCATAGGGCATTACTTGATAAACATTTGAAAGTTTATTTCCATCCAATTCAAATGTTATATCTGCGCCAGAAATTGAAAGTTGGTCACCTCTACGTCTGCTGAAATTTTTATCACGAGTAGTTGAAACAGTCCTACCTTTAATATTCTTGGTAGCATGAAATCCTTTTAAATGGTCTGTTTTTACTATTTTAATAGCATTATTCAATGAAGTAAAATGATAAACCTTTCCAACTTGTTTACCTTCATCTAAAATGCTTTCATATATTGTTCTAAGTTTCATCTATGCGTCACCGTTATATTATCACCGTCACTTACTTGAACGGTTATTCCGTTATTCACCTTTATATTATAGTGCAATTGATACTGATTAACTAATCCGCCAGAGTTTCCATGCTCAATTCTTGCAATAATAGAACCTGACGTATTTAAACCATCAAAAATACTAACAATAGAACTTGCCCTTGCTGTATTGAAAATGACTTGACCTAAAATTGCAGAACCTGAATGGACAAGATGAATTCCTGAACCAGTTATATTTGTCCAATCCCAATGCCGCTCAACAAACTCCATCGTATAAGTATCATCTGAATTTTTTAACAAATTCAAATTTACTTGTCCAAAATTCGGACTAAAAAAAGAATAATTAAGTTGATCTTGCATCACTAACCCCCAAATTTTATTTGTATAAATCTATGAATCCCAACGAATTATAACGTTCAAATCCACATCTTCTCTTAGTTGTATTGCCTGATTCATTTTACCTACTGCTAAAAGTTCACCTTCCGGAGAATAAAGTCCAATCGTGTGAAAATAAGTTTTTAAACTTCCAGTTGCCTCATCTCTAATTAAATCACTATTCGGAGCCTTTAACCAAGTTTTATTTGTAGTATGATTGAAACTTCCTTTTTTAATCCGAACCATTGCTTCATAATTGTAAATCGTATGGGTTCCTCTGTAACGAAGTTTCCAGTCTTGATTTAAAATTTGATTATGTTTTGGGTCTAAACTTGAAATGACAATATTTCCGCCTCTATAAAACACATTTCCGACAATGGAACTTTGATACATTCCTAAACTTGAACTATCACAAAGGGTTTGAATGGTTGTTTGAGTTAATCCTTTATTATAAATGCGAATTTCATCCATTTGACCAATGAAATAATTATCAAAACTGAAATTATCAGCGCCAAACATCAATGAATGATTATTTAAGGGATGATAATCAACTTCACTTCCACTTTGAACTAAGGTTCCGTCTTGATATAAATATAAATTTGAACCCGATTTAACAGTTGCGTAATGATGCCAATTACTTGAACCTAAGTTCAAACTTCCACTTAGATGAACAACCTTTTTACCGTCACTTCTTTTAAAGGAAAGTTTACCAGTTGAATTATTTATTTCAAATCTGAATGGATAAATAGGCGTAGGTTTATACGAAGTTGATTGCGAGGTATAAAGAAATTGCTGATTTAATCCGTTCAAATTTTCCTTATCCTGAATACCATAACTTTGCTCTGTAATAATTGTATCTTTACAAATCAATGTCGAGGTTGAATCAAGAATATTTGCACTGTAATTGACCCAAAAACTAAATGTAAAGTCGTCTATTTTACTGAAATTAAATTCATCTTTATGGGGAGTTAAAATATAACTTTCATCAAAATTTGCGCAAGTTCCTGAACCAGTTGAGTTAATTGGAACGCCGGTTATAAATGAAATGTTTTTAGCAATTGAACCTTCAACATCACTGAATTGTGTGCTATCGTAAAATAGTTTTGTTTTTTCTAACCATTTAACTTCATTTATTTTACCGCGTCTATATTCATCGTTGAATCCCCAATACGCAATTAAGTTATGTCTATCTGAATACGAACCAGTATTCAAACTAATATCGTATAAATTCCCATTCTTGTCATCAGTTAAATTAAAATTAGAACCAGTTATTTCAACTGAACCTTCCTTTATACGTTCACCATAATCCAAATATGGTAAATTGATAATTGATGCGCTGTAATTTAAAAACTTTTTGGTAAAGCGTTTATTGGCGTGTTCTAAGGTTGCGCATTTGTCATAAGGAAAACGATAATAACGAGTATCAAAACTATTCCAAATGATATTCTTATAACTTCCATCGAAACTATTGGTTGGATAAGTGGTTTCACTTTGAGTTCCGAGTTTTAACCTTTCACTTGTCCACAATCCTTCCCATAACCTATATCCACTTCCAGTTTGCGGCAATGAACCTGAATACAAATCCGTCCGTTGCACCAAGAACTTCTTGTGAACAGCAGTTGACTTTATTGTAAAGTCTTGGGGTTTAACGGGATGTAGGACGCGAGGTATCAATTATTATTTCTTATTAATTAAACTTTTAAGTTTTGAAATTTCGGAATCTATTTTTTGACCTTTACGTTTTATGGCTGGTAAAAATTTCCCTAAAAACGAAGTTACCTTATTCCAAATATCACTACCAACCGATTCTGTTTTAGTGGCAAACGAAACAGAACCTTTTGTTTTACCAATTTTTTCAGTAGCCTTCAACTGCATCAAAACTTTTTCTTTAACATCTTGATTTACTTGCGTCAGTGCATAATCCAAGGTTTTTTCATATTCATATGTAGCAGGTTCAGATTGGAATTTAGTAACAGTCATTATTATATCACCCAAATCAACCAAACGTTGTTCATCTCGTTTTAATTCGTTAAAAAAATCCCAAAGTTCTTCTTTTAAAAGTTTATCAGCAGATTTTTCCAAATCTTTGAGACCTGTTGATTTTATAATCGCATCGACTTGTGCTTTTGCTTCTGCAATTTTTTGCTGCAAATCTTTTAACGTTCGTAATTGAGTTTTAATGTTGTCAGTTAAATTAGATTCAATCAAGACGGATTCAACTAATTTAGCCATTGATTGTCCAATAGGTTCCCATTTTAAACCAGTAGCGTTTTTGGCAATCCAACTTGCATAATTTCCAAAACTGATCTCACTGTTATCAATTATAAGTACGTTTCCTTTAAATCTAATTTGACCTTTATATGGTCGTTTACCTAATTTAGTATAAATAAAATCTTCTATCTGTTTTTTAAGTTTACGAGTACCGGCGGCTTCAACCAATGCCGATTCATTCAAATACTTATTTAAATAAGTTAAAACTTCGTCCAAACTTTCACATTCGCGGGTCATAGCATTTATTGTCAAAGAATATGGATATTTCGGAGAAAATGAAACATTTACATTTTGCGCTTTGAAATATGCTTCACGATCAAAAACTTTTGCCAGTATCTTGTTTCCTTTCTTGACCAATGCCTTACCATCAACAAATTTAAGGTCGTTTTTGGTATATTGCTCATTCAAAACCTTTTTTTTACCTAAAATTTCCCGAATCATCCGTTCAAGTTTAATTTCAATCTTTTTTTCCTTTGAAAGTTTCATTTCTTCCGGTTTTTCAGAACGAACTTTCTCATAACCCGTATATTTTGGTTGGTCGCGTTTAGGTGTTTCATTACTTTTATTTCCATCAAAACTATAACCTTTCATCATAGCAGCGTGTTCTGCATTTTCTTTTGTATCCCAACCTGACATTGTTAAACATTCTTCACCATCAACGGTTTGAAGATAAATGTGCCAACGTCCATCCTCTTGTTTGATTTTAACATCGATTGGAGATTTTTGGAATGGTGAAACGGATTCATTCATTCGTTTAGGAATGTTTTTTGTAATTTTTTTATATCCGGTTATATCTCGCATATTCGGCGACTTATTTCCGTATGGGTCTTCAAGTTTAATCCAATTACCAGTAGGATGAATCCAATAAATAAATCCCTGAGAGGTCGATTGATGACCTCCGGTTGATTTGGATTTATTCACGACGTAGTCTCCAATTTTAAAAGGAATATTTTCTTCATTTATTTTGCGTTTCATATCATTTTCCTTCATATAAAGTTTTGGTATTCTAATTTTCAATATGCTTCTACCATTGACAGTAGGATTGCCAAATTCGTCATAACCGATTTCCTTGACGGTTATTTTTTTATTCTTGAACCTTCCGGCTAAAATGACATCGCCTATTTCTAAGGGTATTTGAATCATTTATTTCAATCCCAATTTAAGTTTATTTCAATCAATGCTTCCTCGGTAAAGGACTTATAAATAGGCTGACTTAATTTAGCAACTGCCAACAATTCATAATTATCATTATAAAGCCCTACTTCTGAAATATATACCGTCGGATTATTCAAAAAGTCAACGTGAATATCTCCCTCACTTCCCGTTTGATACGTCTTGTTATTTGTAAAGTTATAATCTTGGTTCAATACACGAACAAAATATTGCTCCATATAAGTATATTTTAATTTTCGTGCTTGGAACCCTAACCTATCCCCACTTTCATCTGTATATAAGGCCGCACCTGACATTGCAGTGAATAATTTCATCGCATTATCACCCGCAACATCACTTCCAGTTACAGTTAAAAATGATGCCGACATATCCAATAAATCAGCATCTAAAATGATAATTCCCTGTTGAGGATAACTTAAACCATAAACGTGAGGTTGTGAACTTGAATATATACCCGTTTCAAGCGTACCACTTACGATGTAATTGACTTTTCCTGCCGAGGTGGATAGTTGAGTTAGACTTCCAGAAATATCGCGGTAGAACGAAGAATACGCAGCCGTAGACAATGAGGTTAAATCCAAGGTTGAATCATCAATTAACCTTAAAATTTTTCCAGTACCAGAAACCTTAACGTTTGAACCTGTATGAGCGTTTCTATTTGGATTTCCTAATAGAAATTTAGAACCCGAAAGTTCGGCAAGATTAATTTCAATATTTCCTTCATCAAGTTTATCGCCCATTCGTTCACGATTGACGTTAATGGCATAAAAATGATGAATTTCTTTATTTCCAATATTAAAACGTTTTTGAGGATGATCTAAACAAAGACTTCTATATTGACCATAAACGGCATTTGAAGGAGTATAAAAATCATTTCCACCTAAGTCCCTTGAACCTGAACCTCCGTCATGCCCATAAGCAATATCAAAGTGCGGTTTACTTGAACAAGTAAAACATTCTGAATTATAGACTGATTTCTTATAAGAACCAGTATCAAGTGAACAAGTATAAAAAGTTGTTAAATTACCAGTAACCGAACCTGTATAATCCAACCAAATTCCAAAAGTTTCAACTTTACGTTCACGAGGAAGTTTTTCATCAATTTTAAACCGCGTATAAACTTTACCGGGAACCAATACAGCCGGAGGCGGCGGTGGAAGTGGCGGTGGTAAATTTGGGTTTTGAGGTTGAGGTGGTAACGGGGCTGGCGGAGGTGTTGGGGGTGGTTGATTAGGTTCAGGAGGTAAAGGAACGGGTTGGCTGAAAATTAAAATTAAATCATCCCAAGTATTATCCTGAATCAAATCCTCTGTTTCAATCTTAAAAACGTAATTCCCATTTATTACTTGGGTTTGAGTTTTTCTCATACTGGAATTGATCCAGATAAACGGGGGATCGTAAGTTTCAGATGCCTGAACTGTTATTTGCCAACTTTGACCCGTTACTTGAACCGGAAGTAACATTTCATCAGTATAAGTACCATTACCAGTAGTTGCACCACTGATAATAAACCTTTGAGGCAATGCTCCAGGCTGTTTACTTTGAATTTGTACTGTCCAATTTCCTTGTATCGTTAGTGACAAAGTTAATCCTTGATTATTTGTTTATTTTGTTAATCTATATCGCATTCCTAAATGACCTTTCCCCAAATCTTCAACATCGAATTTTTGATAAAATGTAGAGTTTTGCGCCGCTCTTGGAGTAATATCCAAAATCCAACCGTCACCATCCCTTGTTAAAAAATACGAATTTTTATCAGAAGTTAGTGTTCTTTTGATTTCTTCTTTGGATAATTGTTCCTTTATGATTTTTCTAACCATTTCGACAAGTTTTCTTTTGTTTGTCATTTTATTCTCCGATAATGCTTTTTGTTCTATATTGTTTATACCTAATTTAATATATTTATCAAATTCTGATTTATCAGTTGTTATCGAATTTGCACCTGAATTGTTATGAATGTTGTCCAATCCAGAACCCCAAATTTTCCAACCATTTTTCAGTTTTTTGATTATTACTCGCTGGTCTGCAACAAACGGTTCTCTGGGAATTTTAACTTGAACTATTTCGTCAAAAAAATCTGAATCTCCCATTTTGTAAATTAAATATGCATTTACAAACATTTGACGAGTACCGGCGGGTTCTTTTAATATCATATCTTACTCCAAAATTTTATTTTAAAAATACTTTGTTTTACGTTTTTCTATTTCATAGATTATTTTATTTTTCAATTAAAAAAGTTTAACATTCCAAAAATAAATCCAATCCAAACAAAATCGAGTCGCACTTTTACTAACGCCTCGGAACTGAATGTTTTCTTCAACGCCTTATTTAATTTTGCAACTGCCAAAAGTTCTTTTTGATCATTATAAAGCCCTACTGATGTAATATACGTTGTCGGATTCCCAATCATAGTTGGTTGTGCTAAATCACCTTCCGAACCAGTCGTAAAGGTTGGGTTGTTAGAAAAATTATATTCTTGATTTCGAACCCGAACAAAATAATGAGTTGATTTTACTTTTTCAGCACTTCTACCAGCAAATCCTAATCTATCTCCACTCGCATCAGTATAAAGAGCGGAAGCAGAAATGGAAGTGAAAAGTTTA